TCACTTTGTGGGGCTCACCAGCCGGCCTTTGCGCAGATAGTGCTGCTGGGTGGTCGTCACACTGTCATGCCCAAGTAGATCGGCTGCGGCCTGTTCGCCACGTGTTTCGGCGGTGTCGTCTGCGGCCTTGGCGCGCAGGTCATAGAACCACATTGCCGCGATCTGGGCGGCCAGTTTGGGGTGGGTCTTTGCAGCCTGCTCCCGTGCCGCCTCAAACTGCTTGCGCAAGGTCTGTTTGGTCATGGGCTTGCCGTGCTGGTTCACCGTCAGGCTTGAGCAGTGCAACTTGTGGCCCGCCTTGCGCGCGGCGATCCGTTCCAGCACCTCGGCCAGCTTGCCTTCGATCTTGATGCGCAGCCTGGCGCCGGTCTTGCCCTGTTTGATGACCATGGCGCCGTCTACCAACTGGCTGTCATCCATGCGCAGGGTGTCGCTCGGGCGCTGGCCGGTGAGGTATGCCAAGTCCATCGAATCCCTGAGCGACTGGCTTCCGGCCTCGTAGACCGCGGCAAACACCTTGTCATCAATGTAGACCTCGCGCCTGTCCAGGGTGTAGCCCTCAATGCCTTTGACCGGGTTCTCGTTCTCGGTGTAGCCCCATGCCCTGGCGGTGTTGAACATGTGGCTGAAAACCCGCTTGAGCCGGTTGGCCGTGGTGGGGGTCTTCTTGTGATACTCCAGCAGCATGTGGATGTGCTTGGGCTTGATCTGGTTCAGCGGGGCAGGGGTGGGATTGCTGAAAAACTCTCTCAGCTTCTTGATGTCGCCCCGCTGGGTGGATTGGGTGCTCTTGGCCTTGGTGGGCAAAACCTCCCGCTCGTACCTGGTGGCCAGCTCTATGAAGGTGGAGACTTCCTCCCCTTTGTGGAGCTCGCTGGTCAGGTCAGCCCACTTCTTGACGGCAAGGACGTAATCCGGCCCAAGTGGGATCTCGCGCCGGGGTTTGCCGCCCTTGTCGAAATAGTAGTAGGTCTTCCCCGACTTTTGAACCCTTGCGCGAAATCCTTGCATGTCAGGCTCCTACTAGTCGTGGCTCCCATGTTGGTTGCCGAATTTCAGGTTGTGCCCCTCCTTCAATCACTGCGCGCGCGACCACGGGGCGGCCGGCTGCGTTGACGTAGTGGGGAACCTTCATTTTCTTGAGAGCGGCAATTTGCAGCTCAAAGCGGGTTTTTCCGGCTTCGCCCCGGCTGATGCCGGTCAGCTCGGCTATGTCGTCTGGGCTCAGGAAAAGGCTCATGGTGTTTGCTCCTTTGCTTCGCCTTTCTTGGTGATGCCGTGGGCGGCTTCGATAGATCGCGCGAACTGCTGAAAGCTAATGCGGCAAAACAGCGCTTTCTCGCAAATCAGATCAAGTTCTTCATCCGTCAGCGGCTCCCGCACAGGCTGAGTGCTGGCGGCTGCTAGGATGGCGCGGGCAATGTATATGCCCGGATGAACCCCTGTAATGCCTTGATCTTGGGCCTCTCGATACAGCTTGATTGCTTGCTCGTCCGTCAGCTCCCCCACTGGCATGGCGGTCCCATTGGCATGGCACAGTGCTTGGCGTTTCATGCATTTGCCATCAGCGGCGCAATTCGCGCAAAGATTGCCAGACTCTGGTGGAAGTGCTGGGGCGGATAGGAGGGCGGCGGCGTGGCGCATCGTGTCTGCGTAGTCGATATGGCTATAACCGTTGTCGCCAGCGTACATCAGCAAGTCCTCGATCACCTCCGCCCGCTCCCCCGCCGTGCTGGGTGCTGGCTCACCATTGCCCGCCTCAAGGTGTCCACAACCCATGTCGTTGCATGCTTGGCCCGTTGTTGCACCGCATCGAGCGCAAGAGAGTGCTGGCTCGGTGGCTGGCAACTCATCGCAAGATCGGCACACGGTATCCCAAAGTATTCCATGCTCACAGTACTCTGAGATTGGCTCGGTGGCTTGGGGGTGGGCGGGATTCCAGAATCCATGCGCAACAAGCTCGTCCTCTGCATCTTTGCGCGGGTCTTCCGAATCGCCTGTTGCAATTATTTCAAGAAGGCGGCGGCAGCACTCCAGCTTTTCAAAGTAGTCAACGCTGATCGTCACGTCGTCGCTGTCCTCCCACTGCGTCTGCTCCAGCGCTTGCTCGGTGGCTTGGGGGTGGGTGGCATTTACAGGCGCATTTGCAGGGTAGCGCAGCAAATTTATCGCGTCGTCGCAGTTGGACGGCGTACCGCTCCATCCGCCCCAGTGTTCATGGGCTTCTTTTATTCGATGAAGGATGTCGCAGACCATAATGACCTGCTCCTGCTTAGGTGTGTATGTTTTGACCTCCCCCTGCGTCTGCTCCAGCGCTTGCTTGCCTGCTGCTAGGGCGGCTGTATGCTTGATATTTCGGTCTTGCACAAATTGTTTCCAGCTTTCGCGGTGAATGTGCGGCTCGCGCCCGAGTACATCGACACGCTCCCACTCATCCAGCGCCCCCACAAGCTGCTCAATAACTGATAGAAGGTTGGTGGTCATGGTTGTTCCTTAATCGGTATGTATTTGGTGGGCGCTTGGTTTGGACGCACAGTGCAGCGCCAGCAGCGCAAAATGATTGCTACCTTGTCCACTTGCGGGGCGTTGCAAGTAGCGCAGTATTGGCCGGTGGTCATGGTGTGTTGTCTTTCAAAGATTCGATTGAAGGTTTGTGGTCATGCTGGAGCTTTAGGCAAGTAATAGTTGCACTCATCCTCAATTAAGAGCGGGCCGACTGGCCAATAAAAAATGCCAAAGCGCACGACTTGCTGCCAGAGAGATTTGCCCCGCTTATTGGTTGTGCGGCGAAACCACATGCGATCACAGCCTACGCCATAAGTTTTGTAGAAGGTAAATCCGATCATGATGTCGCTTTCGGTGTCAGTGACACAAATTCGTAAAAGTCACCGTATCGGGTGCGCTCTGTTTTTACTCGCCCGTCGAGTATTGGTTTGCGTAGCGCCGCGGAGACTGCCCTGCCATCCGTCCCACCATCAATGACAAAAGCAAGTTCGTGAGCTTTCATGCTCATGCCTGCGTTTTTTAAAGCAAGCACACATTTTTCGGTAGTGATGTCAGCCATCAAACACCCCCTAGCTTTTCGCGAAGTTCTGCTAGTGACTGACCGCAGCGTTTGTACGCCGCACAGAAAGCATCCCGCTCAACTCCGTGATAAAAGTCCGGCGCTACAGCCTGCAACGAATAATTGTGGGCAAGTGTGTTGAACCCCTGCACAAACTCCAATGGCACCGTCACCAGTCCAGCATCCTTGTCTGCGGGGGAGGCGAAGTTTCTGCTCTCTTCGATTGCAAGAATCGTGTCTTCTTCAGCGCCGCATGATTGAAGCATTACTTCACAGACGCGCCCAAAAACTCGGTTGTAAGCATCGTCTTCGCTAGTTGAAACGTCCATGCTGACCAGCTTGCCTTTCAACAAATCGTGCAAATCCTGCGCACGGATAGCCGCAAGCTCTGCGCGGAGGGTGTCGCGTTCGTCCGCAGCCTTATGCAGCGCATTGAGATTTACCTTGAAATTGTTGGTCAGCCTCTCAACCTCCCGCCCAAGTGCTTCCAGTGCGTCTAGTAGCGCAATGACTTTTGCGGGGTTGGTAAGCTCACGGTATTCATCAACGGCCTTTGCTGTACAGCATCCGCTGTAAACAATCGCTGCCAGCTCACGCAGCTTCATCAAATCTGTAGTCATAACCACCTCGTCGGAATTCTTATGGCCTTCCAGCCGTTGTTGATCTTGAAAGCTGCCCAATCCCAGGCGTGCAGGGCCAGCAGGTACAGGACTGCGCAGATGGCAAACACCGTGGCGCAGATGGCAAACAGGCACAGCGCCAGGTGTTTGAGCAGGCGGGTCATGGCTGCACATCCTTGGCATCTGTCATCCCAACGCCTTCGGCCTTGGCGATGTACTCATCAAGCGCTGTGCAAACAATCTGCGCCATTTGTGGCGAGGTCTGACCCAAAAGAAGGCCGCGCAAGGTGGCGCAAGCCGTCTTCAAGTTGTTTAGGTGCTTTTGCTCTGTTGTGGTCATTGGTGTGCTCCCTGCACAGCCTGCAGCCGCCGCTCCATCTGGTCCATGCTGATCTGCCCCTTCCAACCCTCTGGCGGCTCAAATGCAAACCGACTAGGCGGGGTGGGGTGTACCTGCACCTTCACGGTTTCTGGCCAGATGATCTTGGCGGGCTTGGCCGGGGCCTCTACCGGCACAGAACGCTGCAGCACCAGCTCCGCGCGCTTCTTCGGAGGCTTGGGCTTTGGCGGTGCCTTGGGCACTGGAGGGCGGCCCACGGGTCCACCTGTACGCGCACGCTCGGCCTTGCGCTGACGCTTGCGTTTGGCCGACTCTTTCATCATCGCCTTGTAAACGTCCTCTGCCACCAAGTCCCAAGCCTCGGCATGTGCCAGCGTAGCGAAGTAGCGGAAGTACCGGCGCACTCCTGCCTTGTATAAGCGGCCCTGGCGCACCAGTAGGCCAGCCAATGTGTTCACGGTGTCGGCGTGGTCATCCACTGCGGCGGCCAGCTCGGACAAGCACAGGCCTGCGGGGACGGTGCAGGCTTCAATGATTCGGGCGGATAGGGTCATTGGAATAGCTCCATTTGTGGTGCGGGTTGCATGGATGCGCGTCGTGCATTGGCCGCCCACTGCAAAAGAGTGAAGGCGAATGCCCGATGGCCTCGAGCGGAAAAGTGCCGGGACTGCGCAATGAACACCCGTGCGTTGTGGCGCAGTTTTTTTGCTTCTGGCATGGGTTTCATGGGTATGCTTGAGCCTCCATAAACAGGGAGTACATATGTCCACTGAGAAGAATGAGCTGACACAATCTCAAAATGACCGCCTTGCCAAGGCGGAGGCAGTTACAAGCGCGCAGATTGACGCCGCAATTCGGATAACCGAAGAGAAGTTTTCTAACTACCAATTCGAAAACAAGATGCGCTTTCTTGCGGCGACTATTCAGGCGCTTTCAACTAACTATTTGGCAGAAGTCACACGAGCATCAGCAAGCAAGTAGCTGGCGCATGAAGCAGCCATAGCTCTGGGGGGGGGCAGGGCTTTGCGCGCTTCTTGCATTGGCTTCATGGCTCAAGCATCCAGACGATGGCGCGTGACGTTGGGGAATGGGTTGTGCGCCGATGGCCCAGCAATGCGCGGGATGCCCAAAGCGTCATCCGGTGCGGTTTCCAAAAACTTGGATTTGTCCTGCCCGGTGATCTTGAGATACTCGTTTTCCACCCGTGCCGTGTCCACCAGCACAGAGGCAACTGAGGCGACCGCCTTGGCGCGCTCGATGTCCATGGGAGTCTCTTTGTTGCGAAGGTCAGCCAGGGTGTCCAGAAGCGACTGACGCACTTGGTCAATGTGAGGGGTGGTCATACGTTCTTGCTTTCTGCCTTTTTGGCAATGCGGTTGATCTGTCGGTTGATCGCGCCCTTGAGCTGGTACAGGCCAGCCAATTCAGGGTTGCGAGTGCGGAAGGAGTTGCGGCGCATGTTCTCTGCGCGGGTGATGCAGTCCACCTTGTCCAGGGTGATCTGCTCGGGGTCGGTGGTTGCCATACCCAGCTTGAAAACAACCACATGGCCTTCGGGTATGGGGCCGTTTTCCTTCTCCCATACAAGCCGGTGAACTGCCACCCAGCGGCGGGCGGGGTAGATGCTTGGGTCGTCCGTTACCTTGCGCTCTAGGTAGCCGTCTCCGCTGATTCGCAGGCTGCCAATGGGCTTGTAGTTGTGCTGCGCGGCCCCAAGCATCTGGCCTTTCTTGAATCGTGTCTCTGCACTGCGCCCGCCTGCCTGCCAGCCCCTTTTGCCGGAGTTCCAAGGCGTCTGCCCAGCCTTGAACCGGGTAGCAGCCATGGCGGGGTTTGTGGTGCCTCTGGCGATTCGCCCGGAGCGGTCACTCTCCCAAAACTCGGGGGACTTGGTAAGCCTAAGCTGTGCCGCTTTGTTGTAGACCTGGCTGGTGCGCAGGCCCATCAGCTCCCCAACGACTTCGGCTGTGTTGTCTGGGTACAGGCTGCGCAACTGCTCCAGCAGGGCAGGCGTCCATTGGATTCTTGACATGCTCTGCTTTCAAAAAGGTGGGGCGGCAGGCTACGTTCCGCTTTCGTGATTGAGCGCAATCTCTAAAGGCCATGCCTGTTGTCACTGCTTCCGGGCTGGGTGCTATCCAGCCGCTTCCCGTCATGTGCCGCCCCGTAACTGGTTCAAGCGGCTACTTCGCCGCCCAAGGCTTCAAGCAAGTCGGGGATAAGCTTTGACAGCTCCCCGGTGGCAATCGCCACGTCCGCATCGAAGTGGTCTTCGGCGTGATCACCCTTGCTGGCAGAGTCTTCAAAGCACAGGTCCAGAAACGTCAGCTTTTTGAGCGCCATGCCTTCGGTCAGCACGAATGAAACCCGGTCATTCCATGTAAGCGCCAGCTTGGTGGGCATCTTGCCCAGGCGGATGTGCTGGGCCACCTCTTCAATGTCCAGCGGGTGGCGGCCGTACTTCACCACGGCCTTGCTTTCATCGCAGGCCTTGAGCTCGCACTCGCGGTCTATGGTGAAGCCGTGGCTTGGCTCCTGCTCAACAAGCCATTGCGCCATGCAACTTGCCGGGGATACGTTGGTGTTGACCAACTGCAGCGCCAGTCCGTCCAGCGCCTTGATCAGCTCGGTTATTGCATCGTCAGCCTTGGATTGGCTGCTCGCGTCGATGGCGATGTAGTTGTCTTTGGAGTTGACCCAAATAAGCGTGCTGGAGCGCTTGGAGAAGGCCATGGGCAGCAGGGCCAGCTTGGCGTCCTCCTTGATTTCGCGGCGCTCCTTCTTACCGGGCTTGCGGCCTGTGGTCTGCTCGATGTGGGCCACCTGCTCGTCTACTTTGCGCTGCAGCACATCGCCGGGCACGGTTTTAACTTCGGTGGTCAGCTTGAGGATGGTGTGGCCGCCAATGACCGGGGCGAATTCGTCATGCTCGCCACCGCGGGGCGGCACCCAGCCCACCGATTTCTCTTGGCTTGCTCCGCATGGCACAAAGCCGCGCGCTTCCAGCGCTTCGGCAAAGTCCTCAGTGATGGCCGCTTGGATGATTTTGTAGAGTTGCAGGTTCTTGAACATGGTGGTGCTTCGTTGGTGGTGGTTCAGGCCGCCACAGCGGCGAGCTGCTGCTGCAGGTTGACAACCTCGTCTATGTGCTCTTGAAGCGCTCGGCAGATGGGTGCAAAGTCCTCTTCGTGGTACAGCTTTGAGGCGCGCATGGTGGTGGCTTCAAACCCGAGCCCCGCCAAAAATGCGCTGGTGACGTTGAAGCCCAGGCGGCTGGAGATTTCACCCAGCGTCAGCGTAGGCGGCGTGTCAGCCTTGGGCGCCATCGCTTGGCGCACCGTGGCGGGCATCATCACGCGGACTACATCGGAGTGGGTGACGGTGGGGACGGCAGGCACTACGGTCTGGTGCGATGGCGGTGCGGTTGCCAGCGTCAGTTCGGGCTGTGGTGCTGGCTTTGCTGCTTGCTCGGCGGCCAGCTTGTCGGCTTCTTCCTTGCGGATGCTCTCGCGCAGTTCCTCGGCCTTGCGGTCAGCCTCGGCCACGCGCAGGGCGATCACGGCGGCCAGGTCGTCCGGGGCCTTGAGTACCAGCGCGGCAGCGTCTGGAAAAGTCACCTTGTCGCCCACGGCTACCAGCTTTTGCATGTTGGCCTGGATGCGGTCGGCCGTGGCGTTGGCTTCGATCTTGGCGCGCGCCAGCTCTGTGGCTACCTTGTCCTTCATGCTGTCCAGGCTTTTCAGACCTTTGATCACGCCTTGGAAGTCGGCGGTGATGGTGGGCATAAAGGGCTGGCCCAGACGCTCATTCAGCTTGCGCACATGCGTCACCAGCTCGGCCACGGCATCACCCACGATGGCCGTTCGGCGGTTCTCCTTCTCGGCCTTGACCAGTTTTTCAACCAGTAGGCGGTTGGTGCGCGCTGTGTCGCGGTACAGCGCCACGGTCTTGCGCATGGTGTCGATGCTGTCAGTCTGTGCCAGCGCACCGGCTTCGGCTGCGTCCAGCGCTTCCTCGGCGGTCTTGAGTGTTTTCACCGTGGCTTCAAGGTCCGCAAAGTCCTGATCAGTTTCGGGCTTCTTGTTGATGCGCTCCACGTAGGCGGTGAGCGCAGCGCCGAACTTGTCCAGGTTGTCCACCAATGCGATGGAGCCATTCACGGTGATGCTGACGGCGGGCAGGCCCATCTGGGGCGCAGCGACGGGGGGCACGATGACCTCGGGCGCTTGGTAGGCGGAGAGGTCTTGAGCGAACTGCTCCCACCCGGCCACGATCTTGGCTCGCAGCTTGGGGTCAGATGCGTACCAGCACTTGCGCTGCTCCAGCAGGTTGTTGCCGTCCCACTTGGTGGCCATGAACAAGATGCGCTCGGCGCCAGACACCATGAGCTGCTGCTCCATCTGCACTTGGTACTGCAGGGGCAAGTCCCAGCCGTTGCCCTCGTCACGCATGGCGGCGCGCAGCTCGTCGTTCAGGGTCTTGTGTTCAAAACCCGTGTCTTCGGCCATGGTCAGGCCGTCAAAGCTGGCGCTGTACTTGCCTTCGGAGCCAACCACCGGGTACAGGTCTTCACCGATGATCTTCTCAGCCAGCGGGCGGGCCAGGGCTTCGATGCGGTGGCCCTCGTTGAAGCGCTGCTGTGTGGAGTAGTCCACTTCTACGACTTGGCCGGTAGCCAGCTCATGCAGCAACTGTGAGCGGGTTTTGTATGGACTGCATCCCAGCATTGCGGGCGCATCGCTGGCGTTGAAGTGGTTTGCACGGTAAGCAAGCCACTCGGGGCTGCCTTGAATCAGGTCATGCGTTTTCATACGTCTTTATCTCCAGTGAGTGGGGTTGTGGTGGCAGTGGCCTTGATGATTGCGGTTTGCTCTTCGGTCAGAACGCCGATCGTGGCGATGGTGGCCAGAACTTCGGGGATGGTCTTTTTGCCGGACTCGATCACCTTGCGCCAGATCACCAAGTTTTTTGCAAAGTCCTCGTCGCTGTAAGTTGGCAGCGCTGGCTTTGTCTTGGCGGCTGCGCCTTCGGCATCCCCGCCATGGCGCGTCAGGTGGTCGCGCAGCGCTTCGTCCATGTCTTCAAGGTCTTGGCCAAACATGTCGCCGCAGGCCGTGACGTTGATGGTCATGGCGATCTTGGCGCGCTTGTTCGCCATCTTCAGGATGGTGTTGGCCAGGTCAGCGGGCTCAGTGCGCACCTGCTTGGTGGTGTACTTGCCCTTCTTGATGCGGCGCAGGTTCTCCGGTGTCGCATTGAACTCATCGTCAAAGGCCTTGCGCCACTTGTACTTTTCCTCGCCGCTGGAGGACTCGCCCATGCCGGTGCCCAGTACGATGCCGGTGGCCTGGTGAGTTCCGATGCAGGTCACGCGGTAGCGCACGACATCGGCTGTGGACAGGTCTTCGACCTGGTAGGAGTCGGCCACGCGGAAGGCCATACACAGCACCTCGGCGCCCTGCTTGTAGAGGGTTGGCTTGTCGGTGCCGGGGATGATGCCGTAGTGCACCTCGGGCTTCATCACTGCGCGCATGACTTCTTGCACCATCGCCACGTGGCTGATGATGTCGGCCACGGCCATGCGGCCTTGGGATTGGGCAGCAAGCGCGCCGCCCGTGTGTTTCATTTCTAATACTGCGTTCATAAGTTGCCTCGTTCGGTTAAAAGAAAGGAGTCATAGGAAGGGCGGAAACAAGGGCCTGGGCAGCGGTGCTGATCCAGTCTTGAGCCGCTGCAAAGGCCGCGCTGTTGGCAACCAAGCCAACCAGCCACGCAACACCAAAGCAAAAAGCCACAGTGAGGCAGATAAGTACCGACCAGACGCAGAAGTGATCGAAGGCGTCCAGCGGCAGCATGGGCTGGTCTTCTTCAATTTGCTTATCTGTAGGTTCATCTGCTTGCGGTGGAGTGGAGGCCACGGCAATCGGAATGACAGGGGTGGCGCGCACCGGGCAGTGGGCGGTCTGGTCACAGATGCCGTATTCGCAGTTGCAGCTCACAGAACACCTCCCGCCAGCGTCACAGCGCCGGACTGTTTTGGCCCCTTGCGCTGAGCACAAGTCACCGTTGTTTCATCAATCCAGCGCGCCTCTGCGTTGCCGCAGATTTCATTGGCAGCACGCTCCTTGCGGGCCAGTTCAGCGGCTGCAAGTTGGGCGTCGATCAGCGCTTGGCTTTCGGCCCATTCGTTGCGGTGGTTCATGGACTCAGCAAGGGGCGCAGCACCAAGGACTACAGCAAGCAGAAGGGCAGCGGCCCAGCCTGCAGGGCTATTGATGCCTTGGCGGAAGGTGCGGGCGATTTGGCTGGGGTAGTTCATTGGGAAACCTTTTGCTTAACCGCGGCTATGACGGCATCGCACTGGGCGACGTCAAACCAGCCGATATGGCACTCGTTCACATTGGCTATACCCAATGCACCGGCCAGCCACGCATAGGCGGCGCTGCGCGTCATCGCGCCCCGTTGCCACAGCTTGTTAAATTCGTCTTTGGCAGCGCTGCGGGCCTTACGAATGGGTTCCGTAGCCAATGTGCCAAGCGGTATGCCGGTGAAGGGGTGGAGACCAACGTAGGCCCTGCAGCCGGAGCACAGAACAGCCCACGGCCATTCGCCGTATTCGCGGCCATAAATCTCGGAGTTGTTCACGATGCCGCAGCACTCGCCGCAATGCGGGCACTCTGTCGGCACGGGTAGTGGGTTGGTAACCCGTGCAATTGCTTTGCGTGATGGGTTCCAGGGTGTCTTTATTTCGCTCACATCACACCCCGCAGCGATTCAGGCAGCGCCAACTCCAGCCGCACAGCACGATCCCAGCTCTGCTGCAGCTTTGGGTCTACTGCTGGGGGTGTGTAGGGGGTGGTGATGATCTTGTGCACCACCGATTGCGGGGGCGCGAAGGGAAGCATTGCCGCGGCAAGCGCCGGGTGAAGTTGGGCGTTCATGCTGCAATCCCCTTCTGTCTAGCGTTCATGACGTTTTCCACGTAAGCAATCTCCCAAGGCTCCAGCCTGCTGCGCTCAGCCAGCAGAAATCCGAAAGTGATGCCGTCCGTATAGCTATGGCTGTGTGGGTCTGTGCGGATCCACGTCAGCAGCATTTGTGCATTGAGGTGCATGGGTTGCTCCTGTTTAGGCGTGAAAAAGCCGCTGTGATGCGGCTGGGAAATTGGTGACCGTCTTTCCGGCCTGTCAGATGGCACACCATCAAGCTGTTTTAGGTCGCATGGGACCCTAGCTGTTTCGTCAGTACCGCCTTAAAACGCTCAGTTGTTTGACCGTGTTCTGAGTCACGCCTGCTTTGCTCTGCGTTCCGATGGCCCATTGCTGGGGGTAGGTTTGAGTCACACAAAAAGCAAGTGAAAAAGCCCCACTCAGAAAGCACACTCGATGCACTTTCTGAGTGCCCCTGTTGCCAAGGGCTCGGCCGATCTATTCCCTATTCGGGTCCCGGCTCTATCGCAGCGAATTCGTGGCTCCGTTCCTCGGCTCAGCCCATCGCTGTTTGATGCATTTCTGTTCTTGGCTGGCATCGCCTCAACCGCTGCTCACGTCGCGGTATCCGTCAAGCTCCTGCAATCGGGTCACGCTTGCCTGTGCCTCTTTGCTATCCACTTGAACTCGCTGTTTTAAGGAACCCTGCCTGCTGAGATCAGCGTTTTGTTTGGCATGTGCGAAATATAGCATTACTAAATCCATAGCGCAAGCAATGCTAAATAAAAATTAAGCAAATTAGGGTAAATACTTGGATGCAGGCGTAAAAAGCCCTCGCTGGGAGGGCTGGGCCGATGCCGGAATTCCGGCATTGGAAGGGTGCTCACATTGTGAGTACCCCCAATGGGTGGTGATGCCGGAAATTCTGATATCACTCACAAGCAAGCGGGGGCATACCCAAGGCGATATGCGAATTCGCATATCGGGGATGAACGTCGACCATAACGAATGGTGAGAGTCGAAACAGTAGGCTGTCCACTTCTTGGACCTCCTTCAAGCAGGCGTAAAAAAAACCGCCTCGCGGGCGGTTTGGTGGGGTGGGGGAGGATTGGGCTTGCTAATGTGCAAGCTGCATGAGCCTGGATGCGGGCATGGCCCGAACAACCGACCCAAGAATGCCTATTTCATTCATTGCCTTCTCCGCATCCAAGCGGTCATCCACAATGATGAGTGGCGAGAGGTGATCAGAAAACGGGCCATTCTGAACGTCTCCAGCTTTACGCATTGCCGATCCTGTTGACCTCGCATCGGGAGCAATGATGTCGATAAGATCGTTGCCGTGCCTCAAGTCAAACATATGCTCTGAGCTTGATGCGCCGCGGACCTTAGGGTGTCTTTTGAATTCTGCAGTCGGATTGCGAGCAATCACATAGGGCTCAATTTCTGCAACTATGTCTGCGGGCTGTGCTTCAATGCGCAGCTGATCCCCCGCCCAGCTCGACAATGCCAGCAATCCAGTAACGGCCAATGCAAAACCATTTGCAGCATGCGCCGATCCAGCCAGGATAAAGGCTTCGCCTTTGGGCCCAAGTTGCATTTTGTTGCGGCTCAGAAGATCACGCAGAGAATTGAGCCGTGCAGCCTGCCATACGTCCAGCCCAAGACCGCCAAAGTGGAAGAGGGTGTCGGCGTTGTCGCTCACCTTGATGTGACTCTCACCAGCTTGAGTGATGTAGATGTTGATTGCCGCGCCATCGGGCATGCTGAACGGAGTGCCAATCTCCAGACATGGCAATCCATCCAGGCCCGTTAGGGTCTGGCAATCGTATCTGGTCAGTGACTTTGCCCAGTCACAGTTCAACATGATTTGGATCCTTGATTTCGAATGGCGTAATGCTTGTGCGCAGGAAAAACCAGCTCAATGCACCAGACCAATTGTCGCATTTAACCTCTTCCGCAGTAACCGGTAAAGGCTCATCCTCCCAATGGTGCTCATGGGGACCATAAATGGTTGTTAGTCCGTTGTGTGTGCGTTTTGATCTTGGGGCCACCTCAAGTTGATACGCGCGCACCCGCTTCTTGTTGCGAAGTTGGAAGATGCTAAACAAGTACAGGCAGCGCTCCACATCCGCAGGCGCCTTAACCTCAATCTGCATGGTCACGCCGGGGAGTGTGATGCCAGACGAATCAATAAGTTCGGCTACTCCGTAAAGATGGCCAACATGATTTGGTCTGGGTGACAGGCCAGACCAACGGATCGCACTTTTATTGATGTTTAGCAAATTCTGATCTCGCTATCAAATTGGCTGACTCACTTCCGACACTCCCGCGCCTCGCGCCTCGTCTTGGCCTTGTGGTCTTCCACAGTCAGCCATTGCATGTTCTCCGGCTCGTCCAGTCCAAGGCACTTGAGCGGGTCGATATGGTCAACCTGCCAGCCAGGGCATGGGAATTTGTGCAGGCCAGTTGATGGGCAGGCCTGCACCTTAATGAATGCCCGGAGAGCCGCCTTGCTTCTGACGTACTCGGCGTGGGCTGGGGCGCACAGGAAAATGGCCAGCAGTAGTAGCCTGGTCAAGAACTTAGTTCTTTGCGGTGTTTGACCGCGGCCGGCGAGTTGTATGGGATCAAGTTTGCGCCATCGCACGATGGACAGATATTGCGCTTGCTTGAGAGGCGCCATATTGAGTAGATCAGACCTGGGACAATGAAGCAGATCCACAGGACGACCTCAATCCAAATAGAACCCTTGGCTCTGATTGTTGGTTGCGAATCCACGCCACAGTCCATGCAGTGAAATTGTTCATCGCTGGATTTTGATTTGAGCATTAGCCAAGCCAACCAGCCAAAGAAAGCCAGCAACAAGACGATTCCGAAATCCATTTTCACTCCCTAGGTTGGTTAACACTACGACCTATTTCTATTGAGCGGTTACACCAATACGAACAGACATTCCCTGATCCAGGCTGACCCTGTACGTTTTGGATTCATTTACCCTGACGACTGCCTGTGACTCTGCATCGCCTCCGCCGCAAAGTCCAGAGGTCGCCGCGCCAAGGATGTATTCCCCTGCGGGGACATAGATAACAAAAACCTCGCCTGGATCAAGCTCGGCAAGCGGCTTGGCATCTAGAAATATTCGGGTAGTACAGGCTGCACCGGCAAGACCAATATCTCGTTTTATCGTCATCTTTCCAGTTGACGGGCGCTCTACTAGGAGGTTTTGCATAAACACGACTTTTGCCGCTTTGGCCTTGTCTGTGCTAATTGCCGTAGTCGCGCAAGCCGTCAGTGCGACAGTGGCTGCTATGGCTGCAAGCTTGTAAATCCTCATTGTTTTCCCTTGGTTAAATCCGCTCAGTCTGCCGGTAGACCACTTCCCCGACGATCTGCGTGGAGTCGTCACAAGCCTTGCGAGGGTGGCGGCGCTGGTCGGCGTTGTCACTTGTCAGCCACCACTGGCCGGAATCGCGCACCAGGCGCTTGACCACCACCTCACCCTCATAGATGCAGACGAAGGCTATCCCGTCCTTCGGCTCGGTCTGTAGGCTATTGATCACGATTAGGTCGCCTGCGTACAGGCTCGGCACCATGCTTTCACCAGCAACCCGCAGTGCCATCATCTTCTCTGGCCGGTAGCCGTGGAGGGTGTACCAATCCTTGCGGAACACAATGGGCGGCCCATCGTCGTTCATGTAGTCAACTGCGTACCCAGTTACGCCTGCCTGTGCTTTCAAAGACACCCTCCTGATGGCAGGGTAGTCTGGATTGTCAGAAAGCTCGATTGGCCTTTTTGGCTCTTCATGATCGCCCGTCCCTGAAATTAGATCTTCTACGGACACATCCAACCTGTTGGCGACGAGCAGCAGCTTGTCCTTGGAAATCCGTCCGGTTGCAAACCAACCAGACACAGCCCCAGGGGTGACGCCACAGAAAGCCGCCATTTCTTTGCCAGACACGCGCTTGGCGGTCATGAGCTTTTTTATGTGCGTTCCGATATGCATTGCTAAATTTTGCGCTTTAGTGCTATAGCAATGCTTGCCTTGTAGATTTAGTAATGCTATATTCAAAGCATGAACCTAAAAGAGTACACGGACAAGCACACGCAGATAGCGCTTGCCAAGTCCATTGAAGCTGCACCCAGCTTTGTAAATCAATGGGTGAAGGGTGATCGGCCTGTGCCAGCCATGTATTGCGTTGCCATCGAGCGCGTTACTGGCGGACAAGTCACCCGCCAAGAGCTGCGCCCCGACGACTTCTGGCTTATCTGGCCAGACCTTCCCGCCCCCGCAACCGCTGGAGCCTGACCCATGGACGGCCAGATCACTCCCCGCGCGCCCATCGTCGCCGCTGCCCAAGCCGCTGCGCACAACGGCCAGAACGTCGATGTCACCAACCCACACCCACCCCTTACAGCGGCGCACGCCCTGTGGCAGTTGAGCTACGAGCTGGCTTTGGGTGAGGTGGTCTGAGTTCATGGCTTCTATTTTTTTCACCACCCCTGATAAGGAGTGATACCAAGTGAAATCCGCAGTTATCAACCAACCCTCGAATCAGCTCACTTTGAGCTTTGAGCCGGGTCTTTCTGAGCGCCACCTGAGTCTGCGTGACTGCGTGGCCAGCGGCATCTATCAGCGTGGTCTGGGCCGTGTTGCCATCGACCTAAACAAAGCCCCCGGCAATCTGAGCGTTGAACTGTCCGAAGACCCCACCCGCAATTTCAGCGTGGACAGTTTGGAGATCTACATCACGAAGTCGGGCGACACGACCCCCATTCACTACCTGATCGACAAGTTCCTGCACGACAAGAGCAACAAGCAATCCGAGGCCATGGCCCAGCTTGCCCCGATCTTGGCTCAATTGGCGCCCCTGATGCGTCAGGCGGGGTTGGCATGAACCCCACCAGCCCATTCAACTGGCAGAACCAACCCTCTCAGATCAACCTAGGCCGCATCAAGTCCGAGCAGCAGGTTACCAAAGACGCCAACCGCGTCAACCCCTACAGCGTCACAGCCCGCAATTTGGGGCCGTTGAAGTCATCCACCGCACCACGTTGAGGAACCAGCCATGCAAAGCATTGAACACACTCGCGCGCGCCGCAGCGACCCCGCCACCAGCCAAGCAGCAGCCCGCAACGCTGACAAGTTCGCCAGCAGCCACGCCGGCCGCATCCTGGCGGCTTTGAAGGCTCACGGGCCTCTGAGCGCCGCACAGATGCACCCATTCACCGGCCTGACAACCGTGCAGGCAGATCGCCGCCGCAAAGAAATGATTGGCGCTGGCTTGGTGCGCATCAAGACCATGAACGATGGGCACCCGGTGACGCATGAGGGTTGCGAAGTCTGGGAGGCCGTGTAGTGGCAACTGACGCACGCTTGGCAACAGGATTGCCGGCGCACCCAAAGACCAAGAAGCTGATCAAGCGGCTAGGTCAGGCATCGGCATGGAATCTGGTCTGCCTGATCCTCTGGGCCGCTGATAACCGCTCTGATGGCGATCTTTCCGGCATGTCGGCCGAGGACATAGAGCTGTCAGCCGACTGGACTGGCGACGAAGGGCAGTTTGTAGCCGCCTTGGTGGCTGTGCGCTTTCTGGACGGCCAGGAAGGCGAGTACATGCTGCACGACTGGGCTGAGCACAACCCATGGGCTGCTGGCGCCGAATCGCGCAGTGCTAAGGCTCGCTGGAATGCTGCTAAACGTCACCACGGCATTGCTGAGGCTGATCGCCTAGTACCCGAGTACGCTGCTATCAGGTCTGCTACTAGCAATGCTACTAGCACGGAGCCAGCACAAACAGAGCAGCCGAGTAGCAATGCTCCGTCTCCGTCTCCGTCTCCGTCTCCGTCTCCGTCTCCAAAGACAAAGGCTCCCGCCTTCGTCGTCCCCGACTGGATCAACTCCGCTCACTGGTCGACATGGCACTCATGCCCCAAGCGCAAGAAAGCCTCGAACGAGCAAAAGCAGATGGCCGTGGACAAGCTGGACGCATGGCGACTGGCTGGACTGGACTACGCCGGGGCGCTGGAAAACGCCGCGATGGGCGGGTATCAGGGGCTTTTCCTGCCAGGCCAAAGCGCAGCCGCAAAGCCTGCCAAGCAGCCACAGCAAAAGACCTTCCAGCAGATCAACCGTGAAGAGGGCTGGGCGCGCTGGGAAGAGCAGACCAACCGCGTCCACCCTGACCGCATCAAGGCCCAGCAAGCCGAATTCCGCGAAACGATGGGCCAAGTGATCGACACAACCCCTAAACCTCTGGAGATTGCGCAATGAACGTGATTGAGTTGGCAAGGTTTTCTTTGGGTCCAAAGAACTACGAAAGCCTGATCAAGCAGGTGCGCAATGCCGCGCTTGAAGACGCTGCAAAGGTCTGCGATGAACTTGCGGAGCTGAACAGAAAAGCAATGACGGATTCCATGTGGCAGCAAGAAGAATGCGCCGCAGCTATCCGAACACGCAAGGAGGCCGCATGAACTCAGCCGCAGCCGTAGACCACGTTTTTCAGGTCATGGGCGCCACCTACGGGGCCGCATGGGATCGTTCCCTCGGTCAGGCACCCATCAGCGATGTGAAGACCATGTGGGGCGATGCCCTTGCCGACTTCATGCACAACGATGACGCCAAGCGCGCGATTGTCTGGGCGCTGAAAAACCTGCCCGACACCGTACCCAACTCGCGCCAGTTCCGCAGCCTGTGCCGACAAGCGCCCGCCAAGGTGGTGCCAATGCTGGCCGCCCCAGTGGTGAACCCAGAGATTGCTGCAAAGGTGCTGGGTGGCTTGAAGGCGACAGCGCTGCCCAAGGTCGATCACAAAGCCTGGGCACACCGAATCATTGCCCGGGCGAAGTCTGGGGCAAAAGTGAGCCCGACTGTGCTGCAGATGGCCGGGAACGCTCTGGGGGCCGCATGAGCAAAGCGCGCAAAGGATCTGGAGCTCCTTCGTTCTGCTGGGTTTGCACAAAGCAACTGCAGCGCGCACCGGGCAAGGGGTTGGGATTGTTCTATTTCGAGCTGGTCCGCGACCCTGCCGGCATTGATCACCGCGTGCATCAATCCATCTGCCTTGCTGAGGCTGTGAGCGATGGAAACAAGCACATCAAGGAGGCCGCGTAATGCATGGACCACTTCACCAACCAACTCACGCACCTGGCCGAACTAGCCAAGCTGCCCGCATGGAAAGCACACGCCTGCTGGAGGGCTCTGGAGCTGGAGTCCGACAGTTCCGGTCTATGGGCTGGGATCGTTGCGGAGCTGCAAAAACAGGTTCCTGGCCTGGAAAAGACCATGGCGTCCGTTGCCCAGGAATTGACGAAACGCCGCTGAGCGAGTCTGAGGTGCGGCAGCTGCTGCGGGAGGGCTTCCATGGTTGAGGTAATCCTGCCATGGCCCCCCAAAGGCCTGAGCCCCAACGCCCGCCTGCACTGGATGGCGAAGTCCAAGCAAGCCAAGTCCTACCGCATGGCCTGCTTTGTGCTGTGCATCGAGGCCAAGCTGAACCAGATGGCCCTGCCTGAGTCTGGCGCCGTCACGCTGGACATCGAATTCATCCCGCCAGACCGCCGCGCGCGCGACCTCGACAACATGCTGTCCAGCGTCAAGAACGGGCTGGATGGAATTGCCGACGCCTTGGGCGTGAATGACCGCCGCTTTGTTTTCCGCCTGTCCAGAGCGGACCAGGTGGGCGGGATGGTGAAGGTGCGGATTACTGCGGGGCCTGGCCAATGATCTGCGCATCCTGCCACCGCCGCCTAGCCAAGCCCGCCGCTTTCTCCATGGGGAAGCCAGTAGGCCCAACCTGTGCGAAGCGCATGGGCCTGATCGAACCAAAGCGCCGCGGCGTGGACTCGCACGCTGTGCCCGTGCTGCCGGGGCAGATGCGGCTGGAGTTGGAGGTTGTGCTGTGACCCGCGTCATCGTGTGCAGTTTCAGCTCCGGGCTGGACGACATGAAGCGCAAAGACCAGCGGGACGTGGTGAAGGTACTGCGCATCCTCGCGCAGTGCGGGCGTTTCAGCGTGTTTGAGGCAACGGCCAACCAGACCATCGCCACCATGATGGACAAGATTCTGCACAAGGGGTGCACGCTGGTTGCGGCCGATGGAACCAAGCGCAACTATGGGCTATTGCTCAAGACCACGGGCGGCGCATTCCCATGGACTGAGATTGAGCTGACCGCGGGCGGCAAGCAGCTGCTGGAGGACAACCCAGCATGACCGACATCACCCTCGTACGCCAGAACCCCACAGAGATTTCGGAGGACAAGCGTGCCGCCGCGCGGGAAGTCATGTTCGGCATCGTGGACGGCCTGGGCGACCGCGGCAAAAAGCAGTGGCGCCGGTTCATCAATGGGCTGATGCAGCTGGAGCCCGGCGAAATGGTCTCCATCAAAACCCACAAGGCCCGAAGCGGCCCCTTCCACCGCCGCCACATGGCCATCGAAACAGCGGTATTCGAGGCCCAAGAGAAGTTCGAGAGCTTCGAGCAGTTCCGCAACTGGATGAAGGTCGGCAGCGGCTTCTGTGACTGGATCGCAGGGCCGCGCGGTGCGGTTATCCCGGTGCCGAAGTCCATCGCCTTCGACAAGCTGGAAGACGACGAAATGCGCCAGGTGCACGACGAAATGGTGAGTTTCCTGCGCTCTGAGCATGCCGGCAAAGCGCTCTGGCGGCACCTGGGCCCCACCGAGCGCACAGAAATGATCGAGTCAGTCCTAAAGCAATTCAACGAATGAAAGCCACACCATGACCCAAGACGACAACCCCCAAGCCCCAGCATTCAACGACCCCCGCAACATCACCGTGGGCAACGCCCGCGTGATATGGGCCAGAGCCTGCGGCCGGCACCCCGAGGGCTATGTGCTGCCCGGTGGCACCAGGACGACCAACCGCTTCACGGCCCAGCATGCCGCGCACTTGATGCACCGGATGATGCTGGTGGGGCGGTATTGAAATGTTGAGGCGTAAACCGATGCGCCGCACTGGCTGGGCTCGCAAGTCGGGCACCACCCCTGCGCGTGCTCTGGTTTTGGAGCCAAATTCGGCCCACCACGGCGCTGAATGTGCGCAGGCAGCTATCAAAAAGATAGTGAGAAGTACGGCCGTAATGGCAAAAATCGGCGGTTTGGGCACCACTCCCTGCCCGAAGGCACCCAAGCCCCTGCGGAGCCGCGCCTACCGTGCGGCCGTCGCCAGCTTGGAGTGCTACCACTGCCGCCTGCACGGCCACAGCCAGGCCGCACACCCCAACACCGGCAAGACCAAGGGCGTGAAGGCCTGCGACAGCCTGTGCTTCCCAATGTGCTGCGTAAGCGGAAACGACCACCACCGGCAATTCGACCAGTACGAGCTGGTGCCGCGCGCTGACATGCAGGCCTATGAAGAAGCCGCCCACCGCTGGACGGTAGCCACGCTGCTGGCGCGCGGGATGTGGCCCAAGGGCATGGAAGTACCGGCTCTGGATAGGCTCAATTCCTCTCTCCCTAGCATGGCATGCATGTAATGCATGAATTGAAAAAAGGCCGCGATTTGTACGCCACAGCATCACCGCAGTACGCCCCTGAGCAGTTCGATCTGTTCCCCTGGCTACCTGTGCCCGCTGTGCGGAAAAAGACGCGGTGCGCCCGTAAGCGCCGCATGGGTGGCGGGTGCAGCCTGGGCTTTGTCCAGCTTGAGATTGACCTGCGCGACCCGGACGAAATCCCGGAAGAGGGCGATTACCCGGTGCGGGTCATGGTGTCGGCCTTGGAAGCGCCCGCGCTCAAGGTGTGCGGTGTGTCCAGCATCTTTGCGCTGGCCAGCAACCCGGCCATCTTCAAGCAGAAAGCATTCGCAACGCGGGAGCAGCAGGTGCACCGCAAGGTGACATGGGACCGCGGGGTATTGCGCCACTCGACCATCCTCCCGCAGGAGACCGAGGAATGGGCAGAGCGGGAACGAGCCCGCCGCGCAAGGCAGAAGCCACCCAAGCCGGTGGCATCGTTCAAGACCAAGAGCGACAAGTTCAAGAAGTTGATAGGTGTAGGCGAGGGGTAGCTGAGTCCCGGTCATCTTTGAGAGTGGCGAAGGGCACCACGGGGAAATGGTGCCAAGTTCCAGGTAAGCGCACCCACCACTCAGCGCGAAACGGTAGGCCCTGCGCAGCGATGCGTGAAATTCCGGAAGGGCGCTTAGTTTGTTCAACAACCGAAGGGATTGGAATGGGGCGACCATCGAAGCTGACCGATGCGCAGTGGGCAGAGGTAGAGCGTAGATTGCTACATGGGGAGACTGCCCGCGCACTAGGCCGGGAATTCGGTGTGACCGAGGGGGCTATCCGGCAAAGGTTTGGCGTAACTACGCGCGTATCTACGCAATCTACGCAAGTGCAAGAAACCGCCCGCAAGATAGCCGAAGCCAACACCGCCCTGGCTGCTTTGCCTCCCACCCAGCGCCCCGCCGCCATATCGCTGGCTGAGAAGCTGCAGAGCATCAGCGAGAGCCTGGCCTCTGCCGCCGCCCTGGGGGCCGCCACATCCCACCGGCTATCCGCTCTGGCCAATGTCGAGGTGAGCAAGATTGACGATGCCAAGGTGCTGAGCGCCGAAAGCATGGAGGCCATGCGCGGGGTTGCTGCCCTGACCAAGCTGGCGAACGAAAGCAGCAACATCGCCATCAACCTGCTGAGCGCCAACAAAGACCGGATGAAAGAGGCGGAGGAACAGGCGGGTAAGAAGTCTGTCCCGGCTGGCCTAGGCCACTTCTATGGCGAGCCAGCTTAAAACCACCCTCAACCCCTGCCTGCGCGACTTCTGGAAGGCCCCGGCCCGAAACCGGGTGCTTTACGGTGGGCGGGCATCGTCCAAGAGCTGGGACGCGGCTGGCTTCGCCACCTTCCTAGCCGACAACTACAAGCTGCGCATTCTGTGCGTACGGCAGTTTCAGAACCGAATCAGTGAATCGGTGTATGCCCTGCTGAAAATCCAGATTGAGCGGTTCGGGCTGGGCCATAGGTTCGACATCCAGCGGGACAAAATCTACAACACCGGAACGGACACCGAGTTCATGTTCTATGGGCTCTGGCGCTCGATTGATGAAATCAAGTCGCTGGAGTCCGTGGATGTGCTCTGGATCGAGGAAGCCCACAACCTGACAGAAGAGCAGTGGAAGGTGCTGGAGCCCACAATCCGAAAGGATCATTCTCAGGTGTGGATCATCTTCAATCCGAAGCTGGCCACAGACTTTGCATACAAGCGGTTCGTTCTGAACCCGCCGCCCGACACCATAGTGCGCAGGATCAACTACGACGAAAACCCTTTCTTGAGCGGCACCATGCTCAAGATCATTGAAGCCGCCAAGAAAGAAGACCCGGACGAGTTCGCCCACATATACGGCGGCGAGCCCATGCAGGATGACGATGGGGTCATCATCAAGCGCTCATGGCTTTTGGCTGCTATTGACGCCCACAAGGCCCTGGGATTCACGGCAGAGGGGCGCAAGCGCACCGGCTTCGACATTGCCGACAGCGGGCAGGACAAGTGCGCTACCGTGTACGCCCACGGCTCGGTGGCTCTGGGTGCCGACATGTGGAAAGCGGCAGAGGATGAATTGCTCAAGTCGTGCACGCGGGTCTACCACGCCGCCCGCGCGGTGGGATCGGATATCACCTACGACTCTATTGGCGTGGGCGCCAGCGCCGGGGCCAAGTTCGGAGAGATCAACCAGGCCCTGACAGGCTCGCTACCTGTTCGATATGCCAAGTTCAACGCCGGGGCGTCGGTGTGGCGGCCGGAATCCATCTACAAGCCAGACGCCCAGGGCAAGGGCACCAAGAACAAGGACATGTTCAGCAACATCAAGGCGCAAGCATGGTGGCTGCTGGCTGACCGTTTCCGCAATACCTACAACGCCGTGCGTAATGGCGAGAAATACCCGGTACAAGACATGATCAGCTTGTCCAGCGATCTGCCACACCTGAATCAGCTCATTGATGAACTGAGCACGCCAAAACGCGACTATGACGCCAATGGTCGGGTGAAGGTGGAGAGCAAGAAAGACCTGGCCAAGCGTGAAGTCGCATCGCCAAACCTTGCGGACGCGATTGTGATGGCCTACGCCCCAGAGGGCGGGGAAGCGGCTGGCATCTTCGCCTAGCCGCTCCCTAGCATGGACACATGAACATCGTAGTCAACACCTCCGACATTTCCCGCGCGCGCGAAGAACTCGCCGGATGGGCTGGCGCTCTGGATGCCAAGCGGCCCACCGCCTGGAACCAGTACGGATACCCCGTGGAGGTCACATTCCAGCAGTTGCTAACGGCCTACGAGCGCGGAGGCCCAGCACAGGGGGCAGTGCACCGCATCTTGGACAAGTGCTGGCAGGACTTACCTCGCATCAAGCAGCCCGACGCGGACAAGCCCACGCCCTGGGAAACCAAGCTATCCAAGCTGCTGAAATCGGTGCGCGCATGGGCCAAGCTGCGCGACTTTGACCGCCGCAACATGGTGGGCCGGTATGCTGGACTGATCTACCGGGTAGCCGACGACAAGACATTGAGCGAGCAGATGGACAAGGCCAGCAAGCTGGTTGACCTGATCCCGGTGTTTGAGGATCAGCTCAAGGTCACGAAGTGGCACAGCGACCCCAACGACCCGGACAACTTCGGCAAGCCTGCCATGTTCCAGTACCGGACACGCCTGCAGAGCGCAACCGACACCCAGGCCCAGCCCGACAAGTGGGAGGACGTTCACCCAAGCCGCGTGCAGATCCTGGCCGAGGGTAGCGTTGGCAACATGTTTGAGGGCGTGCCGCTGCTGAAAGCAGGTTTCAATTCGCTGGTGGACATCGAGAAGATCAGCGGGGGCAGTGCCGAGAGCTACCTCAAGAACAGCGCCCGGACCATCGTTTTCAAGTACGACGCCAATGCCAGCGTGCAGGCCCTCACCACGACCCCAGACGGCCAAACAAAGACCGTGCGCGAGGTGCACGAAGAGCAAACCCGCTCCCTGAACCGAAACCAGGACAGCTCCATTGTTTTGCAGGGCGGCGAGGCAGACGTTTTGAAGACCGCCACCAGCGACCCCGGCCCAGCGTTTGAGGTGGCGGCCAACCTTTTTGCGGCTTCGGTGCGCATTCCGTTCACCATCCTTTTTGGACAGCAGACCGGGCGGCTGGCAAGCGACGAGGACAAAGCGGACATGATCGCCCGCTGCGTGAGTCGCCAAGAAAACGAACTCACGCCCATGCTGGAAGAGTTTGTGACGCGCATGCAGGCGGCCGGGATCATTGAGCCGGGTGAGTTTGAAATCGAATGGCCTCCACTGGACGCCCCGGGCGACGATGCCAAATACGGATTGCTGGACAAGCTGACCGCCGCCATGCAGAAGGCGTTTCAGTCTGGGCTGTCGGAGCCACTGTTCGACGCCAATGAGCTGCGCGGGGTGGCTGGGTTTGAGACTAGGGTTGACGATGGCATGCCAACCGAAGGCGACCCGGCCAAGGGTCAAGACACAAACGGCCCTCCCTAGCATTAGTTGTGCGGATAGGGATGCACCCCGAAAAGCCTTAAGCAAGCCTGCCGCCTTCGTTGTGCTGTGCAAGGGGCTTGCCTTGAAAACTGAACTCACCGCAGAACGTCTGCGCGAACTACTCCACTACGACCCAGAGACCGGGGTGTTTACCTGGGCGAAGGCTCGCAAGGGTCAGAAGGCTCCCGCTGGCAGCGTCGCGGGCTATCTTGAAAAAGATGGTCATTGGGGTATCTGCGTAGTGGGGCGGCACTATCGCGCGCACCGCCTCGCATGGCTGTATGTTCATGGGAGCTGGCCGGCCAACGAGATCGACCACCGTAACGGCATCAAAACAGACAACCGAATCACGAACCTCCGCGATGCCACGCGCACCGTCAACGCCGAGAACCTGAGGCAGGCGAAGAGCAATAACTCCTGTGGCTTGCTCGGCGTCTACCTCCATAAGTCCAGCGGGCTATGGCACGCACGGATTAAGGTCGGCGGCAAAGTCACATCGCTCAAGTACCACGGCACCAAAGAAGCGGCGCATGAGGTGTACATCAGGGCTAAGCGTGAGCTGCACGAAGGATGCACCATCTGATGGTCAAACAGTCGTCATCAAACCCAATAATCCCCGGTAACGTCAAGGATAGAACTGGTACAGCCGGGATTCTTCGCAGGGCCAACGCCGAGATTAAAAAGCGGTATGCAGGGCTATCGCGTGAAGTTCTCGAAATCTTCGACCGCATACCTGTATTTGCGCTGAATGATGCGGCTGATCGCGTCCTGTATGGGATGACTCCCGAGCAAATGGCGGTCTTGTCCGCAGAGCTGCAGGCGGCAGTCGAGCGATGGATAGCATCGGGCCGCGACCCTGCATATTCATTTTGGTGGAATCAGTATGCGAGTGAAGCAAGCCACCTGGGTACGGCCCAAAGCGTGGCGAACCTGACCAACCTGTCGGCCACCTATGCCGCGGCGCGCTCCATTGAAACGGTGATTTACAGCCAGCCCTACCAGACCCGGCTGGGCATGGCTCAGATCAAGTCCTACGAGCATTGGACGGGCTTGGCCGCAAGCCAAAAGGCAGAGCTGGCCCAGATCATCGGGCGGGCCGTGGTGGACGGAAAGAACCCCAAGGCGGTGCGCACTGAAATCATGGAGCGGCTGGAGGTGAGTCGCAGCAAGGCGGCGCAATATGCCCAGACCGACATCACAGACACGTTGCGGCAAGCGCGCTGGGCCGAATCGGAGTACACCAGCGAGACGCTGGGCATCAAGATCGGGATGCTGTGGACTTCGGCGCTGCTGCCGACGACAAGGGCCTGGCACGCCTCCAAGAATGGGAAGGTGCTGACTACCGAAGAGGTGAGGGCGTTCTATTCGGTGAACGGGAACCGCTACAACTGCTATCTACCCGGCACTCGCGTGGCTGGTCGATTCGTTGCTGGCGCCAAATCTCGATACAAGGGGCCTGCCGTGCGTCTGGTGACTGCTAGTGGTCGCGAGTTGGCCGTTACCGCGAACCATCCCGTGATGACCAGTCGGGGATTGGTTGCGGCTGCAGAAGTCAGCAAAGGCGACAATCTGATTGCATACCTCGGCCAACAGGAAGACCCGACGGGGGTGGTTAACCTGAATGGTGAGTTGGTTAGCTCCAGAATCGAGGATGTGTTCAGTGCGCTTGTGGATTCTGGACATCAGCGGCTTGCCAGGGTGTGCGGAGTAGATTTCCACGGCGACGCGGCTTTCATGCAGCCAGACATCGAGGTTGTAGACGCCGAACGGGTGCTGCCCGTCGCAATGAATCCCGCGCTGGCGCAGCTCCTCGATGACCTCTCTTTCGTACATCCCGACTCGTCTGCTGCGGCTCGCAGAGCGCTTGAGCCTCTCTCCAATCGACACATCGCGGTTTCGAGCGGCGGCGTTCGCGGCTGCAACGTTTCTACGCCTCTCATCGGGGGAGATGTGGATGGACTTGGTGCGCTGGGCCTCACTCATATTTCTGGTGGACAACCCGGCGTCATGGATGGCGCGGGTGATGGCTTCGCGAGTAATTCCAAGACGTTTGCTCATAGAGAGAATGGATTCTCCCGCCATGTGAGCGGCGTGAAATTCAGCGGCGCGCAAGGCATGACGGGACCGAGCCCATTCATTCCAGCGGAACCCGGCCTTGTGGAAGGCCTCCATCAGAGTTCGATCACTGATGCCGAGGCTGTGCGCAATGTCCTTGAAGCATTCACCGGCCTTGCTTCTTTCGATGAGGTTGTTGATGTTGTCCGGAGTGAGTATGACGGGCATGTATTCGACCTGCAGGAGTTGAGTGGACTCATGCTAGGGAGCGGAATAGTTGCGTCAAACTGTCACTGCTCCCAGACCGAGGCTCTGCTAGACGCCGATGGCAAGCCCATCCTCACCAAGAAATTGCAATCCACTCTGAGCAATGAGCTGTCAGCGTGGAAGAAGAATTACGCTAAGTAGGCTTTTTCTTGGTAGCAGGCTTCGGCCCCGCCGCCCTCATGGCCGCTTCAAAGTCCCGCGAAATCTCTTCTGCCGCTTTATTCGGCTGGGTCTGCTGGATGTGGCGCCCCAGGATCGCCAGCGTCTGGGGGTTTAGTTTGGGCTTGGGGGTCTTGCGCACCGGGTGAGTTTAGGCGTTTTCTGTCCTCCCTAGCATGGCCGATATGACAAAACGCGTTCACATCCTCTCCGCCGTCAACGCGGCGAACGTCAGCAAGTCCGGGTCGGTCTACACGATCAAGGATGTGTGTGGCGCGGTTGACGACATCGTTATGAATGGTCGGCTCTACCCGGCTGACCAGCTCGCGGCAGGCATCGCCAGCTTGGAAGGAAAGCCCGCACCGGCAGGCCACCCCAAGAACTCCGCAGGCCAGCACATCAGCGCATTGAACGGCGAGGCTCTGGCATCTGCGTGGATTGGCTCGTATGCCAAGAATGCCCGCCACACCGCAGGCCGCACGCTGGTTGATGTGGTGGTGAACGAGGCCCAGGCCAAGGCCCACCCGGACGGCGCCAAACTGATCGAGCGCCTGGACGCCGCCATTGCTGGCACCAACGCCGAACCCATCCATGTGTCCACCGGTTTGATGCTGGACGAAATCAAGGCCAACGGCGAGAGCCTGGGCAAGAAGTATTCGACCATCGCAACCAATCTGCGCTATGACCACCTTGCCATCCTCTTGAATGAGTCCGGCGCGGGCACGCCAGAGCAGGGCGTTGGCATGTTTCTGAACTCCGCAGGCGAGCCCGAGGAAGTGGAAACCGTAGAGGTGAACCACGCGCCCGAGGACAAGCGCAACGCCGGTTTGCTGGGCTGGATTCGCTCCATGTTCACCAACTCCGACGAAATCTCCTTTGACCAAATCAGCGAAGGCCTGCGCGCCTTGCTGCCCGAGAACGCCTACCCGCGCGAGGTGTTCCAGCGCTATTTTGTCTGGTGCGACTACAAGGCCGACAAGCTCTACCAACAGGACTACGCAGTCGATTCTGAGGGCTCCGTAGCATTGCTTGGGCAGGCCGTAGAGGTACGGCGAAAAGTTGAATATGAACCGATTACCAACCATGAAAGGGTCGATCCAGTGAAAGACAAAATCCTAGCCGCGCTTAATGCAGCAGGCATTCAATCGGCAGGACTGGACGACGCCCAGCTCTTGACCGCCTACAACAGCTTGATCGCCAAGCCGCACACCGACGCGCTGACCGCCGCCAATTCCAAGTTGGCCGCCATGGAGTTGGCCGCCAACGCCGCAGCCGATGCCGAGCTGACCGCCTTGGCAACCTCGCTGGCCGTCAACACCAGCCTGACCGCTGACGACTTCAAGGCCATGGGCTTGGCTCGTTGCAAAGAGCTGGCAAGCGCCGCCAAGGCCGCGCCGGTGGTCACTGGCAACGCTGGCAAAGCCGCCGACGAGTTCGCTGGCTACTCGCTCAACTCGCTGAACAAGGAGGCCAAATAATGGCACGCGCATACCGTGGTCCCAATGACCGCCAACCCAAGACCGTCAACAACAAAACCGTAACCGGTGCGTTGCTCCCTTGCACGTTTGTGACCGAAGGCGCTACCGCCTTGGCTCAGGCCACGGCCAACGGCCCCATGCTGCGCCTGCTGGCCAATCGTGACTTCTACAGCGAAGGCGCATTCAACGCTACCGACCCGCTGCTGACCCCTTACGTGTCGGGCGAGACTGGCGTGGCCTTCGTGCTTGAGCCTGGACAGACCTACCAAGTCGCCATGGCTGCAGCCACCTACGCCTACGGCCAAGAGCTGGTTGTCGCCGCCGCTGGCCGCGCCGCTGCCGCTGCATCCACCAACCAAGTGATCGGCTTCTTCAAAGGCACCCCCGGCGCGTATGCAGCCGGTGCGCTGGCTGATGTCGAAATCGCCAACGTCTACACCAAGGCTTAAGGAGGCCACATGCTGCATTTCACCCCCGAACAAGAGCTGGCCGTAAACGCTGCACGAGCTCAATTCAACCAGTCGCAAACAGCCATCGCTGCGCAAGCATCCTTGGTGGGCAACGCCTCCCCCATCCCCCTGGACGCATGGCGCCGTATTGACAGCCGTGGCGCTGCCATTCAGCGCGATGTGCTGGCCGTGTTCAACCGTCTGGCCTCTGCCGACCAAACCCCCGTGGGTGTGGGCGACATCGTGAGCTTCTACCCGCAGATCAGCGACAGCGGCGAAGTGCATGTGTCGATGGACGGCCGCAGCGAAGGCAACGCAGACCAAGCCAACGTCAAGTACGCAGGTACTCCGGTGCCCGTGTTCGACTCTTACGCCCGTTTCGGCTGGCGTCAGATGGAAGTGATGCGCAAGGGCGGCAGTCTGGACACCAGCACCATTGCCAACCATCAGCGCAAGGTGGCTGAGAAGATGGAGGATGTGGTCTTGAACGGCCTGTCCAGCGTCTCCGTGAATGGCAACACCATCTACGGCCTGCGCAACTTCCCGCAGCGCAACACCGGCACGCACGGCCTGACCTTGGCGACATCTACCGGCGCTCAGTGGCTGACTGCGTTCAAGTCCATGCTGGATGCGCTGATTGCTGACAACGCGTTTGGGAAAGTGACCGTGTTCCTGAACTACGGCGATTGGCTCTCTGCCAGCATCAATGAGTTCGTGGCCGGTTACCCCAAGACCATCTTGCAACGTCTGCAGGAAATCCAGCAGATCGCGGAAATCGTGCCAGCCAGCAAGTGCACGGCCAACGAGATCCTGGGCATTGCCAACATCGGCACGGGCGAGTGGGGCACCATCCTTCAAGCCATGCCCATGGTGACACGCCCCAAGGCTCGCGCCAACGCCGAAGACGACTATGTGTTTGGTGTGCTGGCCATGGCCGCACCTCAGTTCAAGTCGGACTTTGATGGCAAGAGCCAGATTGTCCACATGACGGCTGCTTAATCATGCGCGTCCAAATCACCCACCTCAAAGCACCATGGCCCCAAGGGGCTGTGGTTGGTGATGTGCTGGAGCTTGACAGTATCCCCGCGTGGGCTGCTGGCAAGTGCCATCCTGTTGGTGATGATGTGGCGCTGACCATCGCTGTCACCAGCGACTTGAAGGCACCCGTCACCGAAGAAGCGCAAGCCTCCGAATCTTTGGCCCAAGCCGAAGCGCAAGCCGCAGAAGAAAAAGCCGAGATTCAAGGCAAGGGCAAGAAGCACAAATGATCACCAGCACACAGGCGCAAGAGTACCTAGACCAGGCACTTGGCGTCAGTGTGCCGGGGTTCATTGTGGATGCTGCTGTAGCGACAGTCGCCACGGCTGAAACTGCCATGGCCGACGCCGGATACAGCTCCAGCGATCAGCTTCTCATTCAAACCTACGCGGTGGCGATCATCGCCGCCGCAGGCAATCCGCGCCGCATCAATAGCCAGGGCGCAGCAAGCGGGGCAAGCCGCAGCTTCAAGAATGAAGACGGCGCACTCTCCGCACTTCGCCGCTCACTGGCCGCGCTGGACACGGCGGGCACGGTCACTGCGTTGGTCGGCCCAGACCCATCAGCCGCCACTCTATTCATGGTCGTCTGACCGACAAGAAGAAAGCACAACATGGCCACCATCGCATCAGCCCTCGCCACTGAGTTCACCCCCGCTGCTGGCGAGTTTGTTGCCCAGGCCTCTGGAGGTGCCGCACAACTGCAGCGCAAGCAAAGTGCGGGCGCTGCTTTCGTCAGCGTTGGATTGCTGCATAACGAGGGCGTAATCGTAAGCAATCCAGTAGCTGGAGCGGTCTACAAATTCGTCTCAGTCATCGGCACCCCAACCGTACAAGCTGACCAATGAGCAGCTTGAAGAGTTCTTTACGGTCGCCGCTGTCGCGGGCGGTTCGGTCTGTGTTTTCGGGCGAGGGTGTAAGCGACCCTGCTGGCCCATCGCTGCCACAAAGCGCAAATATTGTCTTTGACCTCGACCCAGAGTCGCTGGCGTTGGCAGACGGTGCAACAGCTTCCAGTTGGACGGACTCCAGTGTCAATGCTCTGACGTTCACCGGCACCGGCACATACCGCACGAATCAGCTGGGCGGAAAGCCTTGCGTAAGTTTTTCGGGGGCTGCAGGTCAATACATGTCAGCTGCCCGTGCGGGTACTGCACTTGATGCAGCCCTTACTAGTCAGGTTTGCACAACGATCATCGTTGCCAAGTCTCGCGGCACCAACTCCCTAGGCTGCATGTTTGGCAGCAATGCTGGCGGAAACAGTAACTTCATGGTGATTGATGGCGCCCAGGGGTCGAGCGCTATCGGCCGCTATGCCAACAACGTAACTTCGCGCGTTGCTCCTGCTGTCAACGCTGCGAACATGTTTGTGATGGTTCACACGAGCACCAAGCCGTACGCGATGGGCACAGGCACTGGTATTGAGCATGTTTACCTCAATGGAACATGCGTAACAAGTGACAACAACCCGGCCCCAGTTCCTAATCAGACCAACTTTGGCTTGGCTGCCCAGGGCGCAGGTGGTCAGCGTGCGTTACTCGATGTATTCCGTGTGATCGTCTATAACGCACGGCTGACCCCCGCTGAAGCGTTTGAAGCCACAGACTACCTATTTGACCATTTCGGTCAGGTCAAGCCATGGGCGGCGGTCAGCGATATTGTTGTTTATGACGGAAATTCGCTGGTACTCGGTGTGGGTTCGGGTGGCGTTGCGGGTTCTTACCCCTACAAATCTGCACAGGCTATGGGCCTTGCCTATGGTCAATGGACAAACGTTGCGGTAGGTGGAATCACCGCAACCAATATGCAAACCAAACTTCCTGAATGGTCTGGTATCGGGGCGGCGACTGGCAAAGGTATGAAGGTTGCAGCGTTCGAGTATTACAACCAAAAAGGCTCCGGTGCCGCGGCAACGATAGCTGCAAGTAATGCCTATATTGCAGCTGTCAAGGCGGTGCCAAATACCAAGCTGTGCTGGGGGACCAGTCTTTCACATGCTGGCGACCCTGACACGACTCGCAATGCGTTTAACGCAGCTTTTGATGCCGACCACTCAAACGTCGATTCGTATGTCCCTTTGCATCTCGATGCGAGCATTGGGGCCGAGGGGGCAGATTCTGTTGGCGGAAACGCCTACTTCAACAATTCTTCGACAAAGTGGAGTGACATCGTTCACTTGAATGGGGCCGGGTACACAGACCTACATAACCTAATGACTCCTGGGATTCAGGCGCTATGAGATCCCTAGCCCTTCTTCTAGCGCTCTATGCTGGTGCCGTGCAAGCCGCAGCCCCCGCCTGCGCCCCCATGCGCAACGCGGCAGGCTACCCCCTGGCACCGCGCTGGGAGTCTGGTGCTTTGGGCAATCATCTGATACTGATGTGTACCAACGCCAAACAGTCGCAGGCCTTCGCGGGCGGATTGAGCTGCTTGCACGCCGACTGCAACGTCAATGCCTTCGGCGCTGCGCTGCTCAAGGTGCTGCATGCCGAGGACCGCCAGGCTGCGTTGGATGCCGAGTGGGATAAGGGTGTGAAATGGACATGTGATGCACCGCCAACAGTGGCCCAGGCAAACCTCTGCAACGAGCGCGCGGCCCTGATCAAGGCGAATTGGTCCCGCTGGTCTGCTGGCTATGCAGTGGCAGTCTGGAAGGTCAAGGCCAACGGCGCCGCCACCACGCGCCCGGCCTATGCCCTGGCCAATGGTGTGCTGGGCACCAAGGAAGTTGCCCGCGCCCAGGTTGGCGCCATCTGCAACGTTATCCGCCCCACGGCCCCGGCCACGGGTGGCGACATCCGCGCAGAGTTTGGCCCCGCCAATGCGCCGGGTGTCGTGACGATCTGCAGCAAGCAGTAGAGCTCCCTAGCATGCCCCCATGTCCTCACTCGCACGCTGGGCCAACACTTCCAAAGCCACTTATTGGAGCCTGACCGGCTTCGATGACTGGACTCAAATCAAGACCTACGGCCCGCCCGTGGTGATTGACTGCGACTACAGCGCCGAATCCAAGCGCATGACCGACGCCAAGGGCATCGAGTTCACTACTCGCCAGATCATCTATACCGAGTGCGCAGACATCAAGCAGGGCGACTACATTCTGATTGGCGTGAGCGCCACAGCCTCACCGATTGCTGCCGGGGCCTTTGAGGTGCGGGCCATCGCGCGGGATGCAGACACCTTTGAGGGCAAGGCTGACGATTACAGGGTAATGACCTAGTGGCCACCAAACCCCGCGTCACCAACAACCTGCCGAAGTTCGCCGGAAAAGTGCAGATCCAGGCTGCGCGCGGGATGACCCAGGCGCTCATTCTGGGTGCCAGCGAGGCCAGCGCACTGACTCCAATCGACACCTCCACGCTGCTGAATTCTCAGTTCCGCAACGTGGACAAGCAGGGGGGGCGGATAGTCGGGACGGTTGGCTACACGGCCAGCTACGCGGTGCCAGTCCACGACCCGGAGAACCCGCAGAACTTCCGCCGCCCCAGCGCGACCAAGGAATTCCTGCGCAAGGGCTTTGAGCGGGCAGAGCCGAACATCACTGCGGTCATTACCGGGGCGATCAAGACGTAATCGGGGCCTCCCTAGCATTGGGCGCATGTCTGCATCCGACGCCCTGCGCGAGTTCCTTATCCCACTACTGACCGGCTGGAAGATTCAGCTTGGCCGCTGGGTTGACAGTGCCAAAACAGACCGCTTTGCCGTGATCCGGCCCGCTGGCGGTGCGCCCGCTGAGCTGGTGCGCAGACCCCAGTTCTCTCTGATGCTGATCGGCGCTCTCAATGAGCCCGCACAGACCGCCCAAGCCGCTGCCGACGCCATCGTGGAAGCCATGCGCGCGAGCAGCGGGTCGCTAGTTTTCTTGCAACCGGGCGAGCCGGTGTTTTGGGCCACCGATGACGGCCGGCCTGTTTTTGAAATCGCCGTCTCGGCAATCACCATTTGAAGGAGTAAATCATGAGTGCATTTACAGGGCGCGACGTTCTTGTCGAGTACGCCATCGCAGACGAAAGCGCCACCATCGGCTCGCTGACATTCAAGCGCCTGGGCATGATGCGCGGCAAGTCCATGAAGACAAGTTGGGACACGGTGGACACCACTGCCGACCAGTCTCCCGGCTTCACCAAGACCTCGCTGGTCACGTTCAAGGCCGTGGAATTCACGGGCGACGGCGTGAGCTATGACGATGCGGTCTACAACCAAAACGAGTTCAAGGCCCATGTGATCAGCCCGGGCGGCGCCACGGCAAACCAGCCCAAGGCGTGGATCAAGATGACCGACCCAGATGGCGGCGTGTACGTTGGCCCGTTCATCGTGTCCGAGTGGTCCGACGAGCGCCCCTACGCCGACGCCGCCACATGGAGCATTTCCGCCGCCAGCAACGGCAACGTTTCGTTCACACCAGGTTAAGGAGTTAAATCATGGCAGCAATCACATCCATTGACGCAAGCCAAGTTGGCCCATTCGCCGCAGCGATCACAACGCTGTCGGCTGACGACACGATCACATTCACCCCGACGAAGAAACAGCTTCTGGTGCTGACAAACACCACGGGCGGCTCTTTGACAGCCACCATTGACGGCAGCACCGGCACCACTGTAAATGTGGCTGGCGTTGGCTCCGTGGACGTGTCGGCAGGCAAGGCCATCGCCGTGCCCGCTGGCGAGTCTCGGGCCGTGGTGCTGAGCACTATCAGCGCCTATTGCTCGGGCGTGGTGCACATCACTGGCGCCGCAACCCTCAAGGCCCAACTGTTCGACCTCTGATGCTGGTCGAGTGCGGTTTTGCCAAGGCCACAACTAGCGAGGGTGTCGAATATTCGTTCACACCCTCGCTGGGCCGCATAGCCGCGCTCGGAACCCCGCAGGAAATCGTCAAGCTGTACGCAGGCCTGCACGGGCCTAGCGCGGCCAAGGATGCCGCCTACGTGCTGGCCAGCCTGTGCGATCAGGAAGACCCCACGCCGCTGGTCGGCTGGATTGACCAAGAAGGCACGCACCCCGGCGTCATGCCTGAGTCCGAGCAAATCATCATTGCCCGCCACCTGATGCAGCACGGCATTGCTGGCAAGGCCAAGCCCAGCAACAAGGGCGACGGCAAGTATTCCGACAAGTTTGAGGCCGCAGAGTACATCGCCGCGGCGCGCGTGCATCTGGGCCTTTCCAGCGCAGACGCCGAAGCCCTGAGCATGACCGAATTTCAGATGATGTTTGAAATGAAGTTCCCCAGCAAGGCGGACGGCAAGCGTGATGTGCCCACGCGCGAAGAGTACGCGGCTTCACTGAAAGCAATCGAGGGACGCCGCAATGGCTGAAAAAGTAGGCGAGCTCTATTATTCCGTCACCCTCGATACGCGGGAAATGATCGACGGACAGCGCAAGGTTGACCGGGAGCTGAAGAACACTTCCAACAGCCTGGACGCAATGTCCACAAAGCTGACTGCCACGGCAGCGGCAGTTGCAGTGCTGGCTGCTGGCTTTGCTGCCGTGAGAATTGCCAAACTGGCCGACGAGTTCCGCTTGCTGGGTGCCCGTATCGAGGTGGCAGCTGGAAGCATTGAATCCGGCTCTGCCGCATTTGCGGACCTTGTAAAGATCAGCCGCGCCACGCAAAGCAGCTTGGCCGGGAACATCGAGGTTTTTGCCCGCCTGAATCAGTCCATCTTGCAGATGGGCGGAACCCAGCAAGACACGCTGCAGCTCACGGAACTCCTGGCCAAGGCCATCAAGGTTTCGGGGGCGAGTGCGGTAGAGGCTAAATCGGCAATGCTGCAATTCGGCCAGGCGCTGGGCTCTGGAAAATTGGCGGGGGATGAACTGCGGTCATTGCTGGAAAACGCCCCGTACCTGATGCGCCAGCTTGCGGACGGCATCGGTGTTCCTGTTGGCTCATTGAAGATGCTGGGCGAGCAGGGCAAGCTCACTGCGGACGTTGTGACCAACGCGCTGACCAAAGCAGCAGCCCAGATTGACGAGGACTTTAAGAAGTTCCCGCAAACCATCGAATCCGCCATGGTGGTGGCCCAAGATGCCGCAGCTCTGGCTGCCTTGAAGTTTGACGAGCTCACCGGGTCGAGTGCCGCGCTTACTGGCGTGACAAAAGGCCTCGGTGATGTCATGGAGAAGCTGGCCGATCAGCTTGGCGCCGCCAACAGCGAGGCCGGGAACCTGGGCCGGAACAGCGCAGTGAAAGACTGGGCGGACTCTTCACGGAATGCACTCTCCTACTTGGTTGACGCTGCCGATGTGGTGTGGCAGACCCTGAGCGTGCTGGGCCGCAACGTCGCGTTTGTCTTTGAAGGCATCGGCAAGGAGATTGGCGGCATCGGTGCGCAGGTCGCTGCTGTGCTGCGTGGTGACTTTGCAGGAGCTCGGGCCATCGGTGAAGCCATGGTGGCCGATTCAGAAGCCCGCCGCAAGGCTCTGGACGAAGCCGACGCCCGCACATTGAGCAGGGCCAAGACCTTCGGCAAGCAGATGCGCGAAGCCTGGGACCAGGGCGCGGGTGGTGGCCGGGGCTCTGTCAATCCAATGGCAGCACCTTCTCAGCTCAGTGCTCCCGCCTCGGCTGGTGGCGGAACTAAGAAAGGGGCGGCTGGTCCGAAGTTTGACGCGCTGGCATACCTATCCGACCTCCGCAAGGCCCAAGCCTCTGAAATCAGCATCATCAATGAGACAGAGGCCGAAAAGCTGCGCATTGCCAAGCGGAATCTGGACGAGAAGAAAATCAGCGAAGCCCAGTATGTCGAGGCCGTCAAGCTGATCCAGACGGCCGCAGAGGAAGATCGCGTGGAGCTCATGCGCAAGACGCAGGAGAAGATCAACCAGGAGCGCGAGCGGGCCGATATTGCCGCCCAGCGCGCAGCCGAACAGCGCAAGAGCAACCAGGACGTTGCCAAGCGCGAGATTGCGGCGACCAACCCCATCGACGCTATCCGCTTTGAAGAAGAGCAAAAAATCGCGGTCATTGAGGCCTACCGGCTCCAAGACCTTGCCAATACCCAGCTCTACGAGGACGCCAAGGCGGCTATCCACGCCAAAGCAGCGGCAGACATCAAGGCGGTGCAAGACGCCAGCATGGTTGCCCAGCTACAAGGATACGGTCAGCTATTCGGAGGCATTGCAGACGTAACTAAGGCGTTTGCAGGTGAGCAGGACGATACTTACAAGGCCCTATTTGCAGCTTCCAAGGCATTCGCCATGGCTGACGCGATCATCAAGATTCAGCAGGGTATTGCCAGTGCCGCTTCGCTCCCATTCCCGTCCAACCTTGGGGCCATGGCTACCGTGGCCGCCCAGACTGCTGGCATCGTATCCACCATCAGCGGCACCAACTACGGCGGCGGGCGCCAGTACGGCGGACCGGTCTCCAGCGGCAGCATGTACCGGGTCAACGAAACCGGCGCGCCTGAAATGTTCACCGCCAACAACGGCAACCAGTACATGCTGCCCACCAAGTCCGGCAGCGTCACCGCGGCGGACAGCATCGGAGGCGGCGGTATCAGCGTGGTCGTGAACGTAGACGCTAGCGGATCCAGCGTGGAGGGCGATGGCGCGCAGTCCAAACAGCTCGGCGCCATGATTGGTAATGCAGTGCGCGCGGTGCTGATCCAAGAGAAACGAAACGGGGGGCTGTTGGCATGAGTACCTTTACATGGGCACCCGCTCCCGGCTCCAGCCAGAGCAAGGCCCCGCGCGTAAAAACTGCGCAGTTTGGCGACGGCTACAGCCAGCGCGTTGGGGACGGCATCAACACCATCAAGCGCGCGTGGTCGGTGACATTCACCCGGGCCACTGCTGACATTGATGCCATTGACGCATTCCTGACCGCGCGGGCGGGCGTGGAGTCGTTCGACTGGACGCCACCAACCGGTGCGGCTGGGAAGTGGATTTGCCCAGAGTGGGGACGCGACAAGATCCACAGCAACGTGCAGGCCATCAGCACCAACTTTATTGAGGTGTTTGGTGATTGAGTCAGACGTTCAAAAGCTGGCCCCCGGCGCCATCGTTGACCTGTTTGAGCTGGACGCAACGGCTCTGGGCGGCTCTGTCATCCGCTGGCACAACGGCGTGAATGCGCTTGGCAATGATGTGGTGTGGCAGGGCAACAGCTACACCCGGTTCCCCGTGGAGGCCGGTGGCTTTGCCCGAAGCGGGCAGGGCTCCATGCCGCGCCCCACCATGAAGGTTGCCAACGTGAGCGGCTTGGTGGGCGCCCTGGCGCGCGAGCTGCGCGACTTGTGCGGGGCTAAGGTCACGCGCCGCCGCACCTTCGTGAAGTACCTGGATGCCGTCAACTTCCCTGGGGGCGTGAACCCGCAAGCAGATCCGAACGTGGGTTTTCCCAATGAGGTCTGGTTTGTAGACCGCAAGGCCGCTGAGAACGGCATCTATGTGGAGTTTGAGCTGTCGGCCGCGTTCGATGTGCAGGGCGTCAAGCTGCCGCGGCGGCAGTGCATCCAGAACGTGTGCACCTGGATGTATCGAAGCGCGGAGTGTGGCTATGCGGGCGGGCCCGTGGCCGACAAGACAGACGCGCCAACCAGCAACCCGGCGCTAGACCAGTGCGGGAAACGGCTGGCCAGTTGCAAATTGCGGTTTGGGCAGTTTGAGCCATTGCCGATCGGCTCATTTCCGGGGGTCGGTTTGGTGCGGTGATATAGCTTTCACGCCTCCCTAGCATGGCGTGAATGATCGAGCTATCAGCGCCAATCCTTGCAGAAATCCGCGCCCATGCCGAGCGGGAGTACCCCCGCGAATCCTGCGGTTTGGTGGTGGTGCGCAAGGGCCGCAAGCGCTACATGCCCGTGCGCAACGTGGCCGAAAAGAACGTGCATTTCGTGATGCACCCGCAAGACCAGGCGGATGCAGAGGATGCGGGCGAAGTCTTGATGGTGGTTCACTCCCACCCCAACCTGCCGCCCGCGCCCTCCCAAGCTGACCTAGTTGGCTGCGAAGCCTCTGGACTGCCTTGGCTGATCGTGAACTGGCCCGTTGGCACAACGCACCAATTTGCCCCGAGCGGCTACAAGGCCCCGCTGTACGGTCGCCAGTTCTCCCACGGAGTGCTGGACTGCTACGCCTTCATTCGGGACTACTACCGCCAAGAGCTGGGCACTGAGCTGCCCGACTTTGAGCGCCCCGACGAATGGTGGCTCAAGGGGCAAGACCTTTACCGCGACGGCTTTGCCTCTGCCGGGTTTGAGCGCGTCACTGGCCCCATGCGGGCCCATGATGTGCTGCTGATGCGCGTGGCCTCGCCCGTACCGAACCATGGCGCGGTGTACCTGGGCGATGGCCGTATCGGTCACCACCAAATGGGCCGGCTGTCCAGTCGAGATATTTGGGGTGGCTGGTATGAGAAGGTAACCGTCGCCACGCTGCGCCACCGGAGCCTTGCATGAAGACGATTCTTCTGTATGGCTTCCTGGGTCGCCAATATGGCCGCGTGCACCGCTATGAAGTAGCCAGCCCAGCCGAGGCCGTGCGCGCCATGTGCGCCACCCTGCGCGGGTTCCGCAAGGCGCTGGTGGATGGCGGGGCATATCGCGTGCTGGTGGGCGGAAAGCAGGCCCTGGCCGCTGAAGAAGTGCCGCACCCCGTTTCTGACCGCGAAAGCATCCGCATCGTGCCGGTGATCGCTGGCGCTGGCAAGGGCGTTGGGCAGGTGATTCTTGGCGCGGCCCTGGTGGTGGCCGGATTCGTCTTTGCACAGCCTCAGTTGATCTATGTCGGTGCGGCCATGGTGATCGGCGGCGTTGCGCAAATGCTGTTTGCACCAAACACCCCGGAAAACACAGACCGGCCGGAGAACCAGCCTTCCTACGCCTTTGACGGTGCCGTCAACACCGCCGCCCAGGGCAATCCCATCCCCGTTCTGTACGGCGGCCCGTTGATCGTTGGCTCGCAGGTCATTTCTGCCGGCCTGTCGGTGGAGTCTATGGATTCGATCCCGACATGGATCGAGGTGACTATATGACCGCCAAGCACCAAATCCGAGGCGCTGGTGGCGGTGGCGGCAAAGACGGCGGCGGCAGTGGTCGCACGCCCGTAGAGTCACCCGACAGCCTGCGCTCGCGCCAATATGCCAGAGTGGTGGACTTGGTGTCCGAGGGTGAAATCGTCGGCTTGGTCAATGGTCTGAAATCGGTCTATCTGAACGACACACCGGTCCAGAATCCTGACGGCTCTTTCAATTTCAGCGGCGTGACCATGGCTAGCCGCGTGGGTACGCAGTCACAAGACTACATCCCCGGCTTCGCATCTGTAGAGGCCGAAACAGCCGTGTCGGTGCCCGTGGAAAATGCCGCGCCCGTGGTGCGCTCCATCAGCAACGCCAATGCAAACGCTGTGCGCGTCACCGTATCGGTGCCACAGCTCAGCCAATCCAACACAGCCAACGGTGACTTGGGCGGCACTTCGGTTTCCATTGCCATTGATGTCCAGACCGCTGGCGGTGGCTACGTGGAGAAGATCAGCGACACGATCAGCGGCAAGACCACCAGCCGCTACCAGCGCGCCTACCGTATCGAGCTGACTGGCACCGGCCCCTGGGATGTGCGCGTGCGCCGCTTGACTGCCGACTCCACATCCAGCGCCCTTAACAACGCAACGTATTGGGACAGCTACACCGAGATTGTGGACGCCAAGCTGCGTTACCCCAATTCGGCACTGGTGGCCATGTCCGTCGATTCGGAGCGCTTCAATGCCATCCCCAGCCGCGGGTATGAAATCAAGGGCCTGCTGGTACGAATCCCCGGCAACTACAACCCGGAGACGCGCGCTTACACCGGCACCTGGGACGGCACTTTCACCACGGCCTGGACGGATAACCCCGCCTGGTGCTTCTACGACCTGGTGACGAATGCGCGCTATGGGCTGGGTGCCTTCATTGATGCCGGCCAGGTGGACAAGTGGTCCCTGTACGAAATCGCCCAGCACTGCGATGAACTGGTGCCCGATGGCTACGGCGGCATGGAGCCGCGGTTCACTTGCAGCCTGTACCTGCAGAGCCAGCAGGAGGCCTTCAAGGTCATCAACGACATGGCCGCGATCTTCTGTGGCATGGCCTTCTGGGGCGCGGGCTCCATCATCCCGGTGCAAGACGCGCCATCCGATCCGGTCAAGCTCTTCACCCATGCCAACGTGGTGCCCAGCGCTGAGGGCATGTATTTCAACTACGCAGGCAGCAGCGTAAAGACGCGCCACACCGTGGCTCTGGTGAGCTGGAACGACCCGGCAGACCGCTACCGTCAAAAGATTGAGTACGTCGAGGACTTGGAAGGCATCGCCCAGTATGGCATCGTGCAAACGGAGGTCGTCGCCCTGGGCTGCACATCGCGCGGTCAGGCGCACCGCTACGGCCGGCGAATTCTGTACACCGAGCGCATGGAGACTGAAACCATCAGCTTCCGCGCCGGTCTGGATGGCCTGGACTTGGCGCCCGGTGACATTTTCCAGACCACAGACCCGGTGCGGGCCGGTGTGCGCCTTGGTGGCCGCCTGCTTGCCGCCACAACCGATACGTTGACGCTTGACGCCGCGGTGACGCTGGACGGTGCCGCCACCTACACGCTGTGGGCAGTGCTGCCCAATGGGGCGGTAGAGAGTAGGGCGGTGGTGACTGGCGCCGGTACAACCTTTGTGTTGGCAGTCTCACCAGATTTCAGCGATGCACCGCAGGCTATGGCCATGTGGGTCTTGGCGGCGTCCAACCTAGCGCCAGAGACTTGGCGTGCAATCAGCATTTCGGAAGCCGATGGCGGGATGATTGCCGAAGTTGCGGCCCTCAAATACTCGCCCAACAAGTACCTGGAGATTGAGCAGGGGATCGTGCTGGAGGCTCTGCCCACCAGTTCACTGACAACCACTCAGGGCGCCCCCGCTGGTTTCATCATCAGCGAAGACCTGTATCTGATCACCCCGAGCGTAGTAGGCGCCAGGATCACCGCATCCTGGCAGGGCAACGCGGCCCGCCACGAACTGCAGTACCGCATTCGGGGCGGAAACTGGATCACGCTATCGACCAGCGCAACATCGCTGGACATCCAACCGGTGGAGGCCGGAACCTACGAATTCACACTGACCGCCATCAGCACCCTGGGCGTGCGCTCTATTCCGGTAACCGCCACAAAAGAGATTTACGGCAAGACAGCAGCGCCCGCGCAAGTCGGTAACTTCGTGGTGACGAAGGTGGGCGGCGTGGCCATCGCAGTATGGGCTCTGGTGGCCGATCTTGATGTGCGCGTGGGCGGCCGGATCGTTGTGCGCCACAGCCCGATGGTCAGCGGAGCAACTTGGCAAGACGGCGTGGTGCTGGAAGAGTTCACCGGGGATTCGGTCACTGGCCTGCTGCCCCTGATCACTGGCACGTACATGGTGAAGGCCAAGGACAGCAGCGGCATCTACAGCCTGACAAGTTCCAGCTTCATTGCTACCGAAGGCATGGTTACCGGATTCAACACGGTGGCCACCAGCACACAGGCCCCCGGCTTCACCGGCACAAAAACAAACACTGCGGTGGTTGGTGGAGTTCTCCGCCTGGATACCGCTCTCATGTTTGACGATGCGCCGGGATTGTTTGACCTTGCAGCGGGCTTGTTTGATAGCTCTGGTGGCGTGAGCCCAACAGGTTCGTATCAATTTGATACCTACACCGATTTGGGGACGGTTGCCACCCGCCGCGTCGAGGTTGATCTGTCGGTTCTGTCCTACGACTCTGAGTCACTTTTCGACTACCGCGCTGGACTGTTTGACGAAAACACCGGCGACTTTGACGGCATCGCTATCAACGACTGCGATGCAACTTTGTACTACGCAGCAACAAATGACAACCCATCCGGTTCACCGACATGGAGCGAATGGACGCCGTTCTTTGTCGCAGACGTAACGGCCCGCGCTCTCAAGTTCCGCATGGATCTTGTAAGCGGTGACGCATCCCACAACATTGATGTCAGCACCTTGCGGGTTGACATCAAAGAGCCCGTTTAGAAAGGTACTCAATGTCACAACACGACATGGTTATTGAAAATCAGGGGTTCGCGGCAACGCGAGCGGACATCAATGCAGCACTTGCCGCACTGGCCACCAACAGCAGCGGCGCCACTGAGCCTGCAACCAAATACGCCTATCAATTGTGGGCAGACACCACCGCCGACAGGCTAAAAGTCCGCAATGCTGCGAATGATGCGTGGGTGAGTGTGCTGGTGTTGTCTACAGGCGCTCCGGTTTCTGGCGTTTCTGCAGGCCCCATCACCACCAGCGGCCTAACCCAAGCCACAGCTCGCATGCTGGGCCGAAGTACGGCAGGCACTGGCGCCGTGGAGGAAATTTCAGTCGGTGCAAAGCTCGCACTGACCGGTGGCGTCCTCAACCTGGCTGACACAGTGCAAAGCATGGTTCGGCTGGACACCCAAAACGGGAACGGCAGCACCAATGTGTGCTCCCCCCGATTCACCAATGTGCGAGCCAATACTGGAGATGTGACCTACGCCGACAGCGCATCCCTTGGTCCGACATTCACTATTGGCGTTTCAGACAAATACGACATTAGTTTTACCTACTCAGCCGGTGGATCGGAAGGCTTCGGACTCACGATCAACGAGAACCCATCTACTCACGCCGGGATTATTGCCCTTGTGGCCCGCGCAGAAATTCTCCAGATGAGTGATACGCCTGCAGCAAACGTGGCTGCTTGCGTTTCATGGTCTGGCTACCTGCCTGCCGGCACTGTGATTCGGGCACGCACAAGCGGCGGAACCTCTACCGGCTCCCGTTTCATGTTCACCATCTCCAACAGGAAGTAAAAGATGCGCTATTTCAAAGACTCTGGCGATGGGTTCTATGTAGTGTCCGAAGATGCCGAGCCAGCCGATGGATGGGCGGAAATTTCTGAGGCCGAGTGGCTTGCAAGCAATCCTGCAATTGCCCAAAGCCAAGCAGAAATAACAAGGGCAGAAATTGCCGATTTGTTGGCGACAGCAAAACTTCTGCCCGGTCAGGAATGGTTGCTTGATGTTGCCATGGCATCAATGGTGTCAGCAGGCGCCACGCAGGGGCTTACGGAGCCGCAACTTTATGCAGCAAACCCCGGCTACAAAGAGGTCAAAGACCTTGCAGCTCAGGTTTCAGCAAAGAAGGCCCAGCTATGACCAGGCTCCTTCTCTACCTACTCCCCCGCGCCCTGGCCTATGCCGAGGGTGGCCAGCGCCGCTACATCGTGCACGCCTTCGTAGCATGGATTGCTGATGTGATCGTGGCCCGCACCACCTTTGCAGAGATTGCCGGAAAACCTCACAAGGGCGAAGTGACGGTAAGCCACATGCTGGAGCGCTTGGCCCACCCCGATAACTGCTTTGACCCGGACTACATGCTGTACCGGGAGCTGGCGCTATTCATCAACCGCAAGAGCCCAACGGGCCGACACATCGAGGCCGTCACATCATGAGACTGATCACAATTTTTCTGCTCTGCCTGCACCTGCTGGCCCCCATTGCCACGTGGGCGCAAGAGGTCAACCGGACCAAGAACCCGCTGGACTACAGCCTCAAGCAATACGGCTTGATCCTTGGCATTGCCCTGCTGGGCGGGCTGGTGAGTTGGGGCGCCAAGGTGCGCAAGGGCGAGTTGCCAAGCTGGAGCATTAACCACCTGGTGGGCGAGCTGGCCACCTCGGCACTGGCCGGCCTGTTGTGCTTCTGGATATGTGAATGGGCAGGAGCTGCGCCGCTCCTGACGGCAGCTCTGACCGGCATCGTGGGCCACATGGGCACCAAGGCCATGACGATGCTGGAGGAATGGGGTCAGCGCAGATTCCCCGGCGCAACACCGCCCAACTAGGAGAGCCACATGATCAGCCTCAACGACTATGTAGGCCCACACAGCCACAGCAAAGACTGGAACGCCGAGCGCCGCGCGCATGCTGAGGCACTGCTGCCGCCCGTTAATGCGCTGCTGGCCGAAGCTGTGGCCGATGGCATCAAGCTGCACACCAACCCAGCCACTGGCAGCTACGTGAGCGGCCAGACCATGGGCGGCTTTCGCCCCCAAGACTGCACCCAAGGCGCACCAGGCTCCAGCCACAAGCAGGGGCAGGCGGTGGATGTGTACGACCCACTGCACAAGCTGGCCCCGTGGTGCCTGGCAAACCTTGATCGGCTGGAGGCCCATGGGCTCTACATGGAGCACCCAGACGCCACACCCACCTGGTGCCACCTGACCACCCGCGCGCCGAAGTCTGGACGGAGGGCGTTTTACCCATGAAAGCCAAACCCGTGAAGATTCTGGATGGGGCCTACACGCCTTGCCCGGTGGCAGAGGCCACCCACGTAAAGCTGAATTTCCCCGGCCCGGCTGGCTTGCTCTTTCTGCCCGTGCTCCTTAGTGGGACTAGGGACGGCACTGGCTGCTGGACATGGAATGGCGACGCTGACAAGCCAACCCTGCGCCCATCAGTGCTGACCGAAGGAACCGAGCGGATCACCGACAAAGAACACGCACGCCTCATGGCTGGCGAAAAGATCAATCCCCGTCCCTACCGATGCCACACCTGGGTGAATGACGGTCAGGCTCAGTTCCTGGGCGACTGCTCCCATGCGCTGCGCGGCCAGACCGTGGACATGCTGGAGGTGGACTAGCCATGATCATCGCCATCGATTACGACGGCACCTACACGGCAGATCCGGCCTTGTGGGATGCCTTTATTGCCGCTGCCCGCGCACGCCATCACCAGGTGCACATTTGCACCATGCGGGCGCCAGAAGAGCGGGTGCACATTGGCGCGCAGGTGGACCGGATCCACTACACGGACCGAAAGGCAAAGCGCCCGTTTATGCAGGCCCTGGGCTTGTCCGTCCAGATTTGGATTGACGATATGCCCGACTTCATCCTTGGATCGGCGGCCCCGCGTAGCCTGGAAGCGAATGCCTCCAGCGGACTCTGGGCGCCGGAAGGGGGAGGCCAATGACCGCCCTCCTGAACTGGCGCATCTGGGCCGCCATCGCCCTGGCCGTCATCCTGGCCGCCACCCACTGGAAGGTCTACAAGGTGGGCCAGAACGAAGTGCAGGCGAAGTGGACGGCCGAAAAGCTGGACACCGCCCAGCAAACCCTGCGCCTACTGGAGAAGAACACCCGCACAAGCACCGAACTGCAGGACCAAGCCGACAACACCCGGAGAGCTAAAAATGCACAAATTGCACAACTTGACGCTGATCTTGCTACTGCTCTTGAGCGGCTGCGCGAGCGCCCCGATCGTCCAAGCGGTGCCAATCTGCCCGCGGATACCGGCGCTGGACCAAACCCCGGCTGCACAGGTGCCCAGCTTTTCAGACCGGATGCAGGCTTTCTTGTCCGGGAATCTGCCAGAGCAGACAAGCTACTCGCTGACCTCGCCCAATGCCAAGCTGCCTACGATAGTGCCCGAAGCGCAGTGAACGGCCAATGATCGACGCCGCCCCGGTAATAGAAGCGCTGACCGCCTATCGGCTCAGGCTGAAAGAGCAGGGGAAAACTGCCAAGGCGGCGGCCGTGCAGCACTGTATTGACATCGTGCGCCGGCTGGCGAAGTAG